ATGCCAGTGCGGCGAAATGATTGAACTGAAAGGGAAGAAACGATGACGACATTAAACTACGAGATAACCTGTCCAGTTTGCGATTGTGAAGCGAAGGTAGTGGTACCTGCAAGACCATCTCCAAACAATCCGCTTGGCCGACCATACATGTTCTGCTCGTTTTGCGGCAAGGTGTGGAAGGGGAAATTTCAAGATGTTGATTACCTGATTGATCTCTACTCAAGTAGGATGCGGGCGATCCAAGAACAGAAGCGCAAATGGAAGCGCAAGTCCTACGGTCAGGCCTGGCGTTCCCAGCGCTTCGATAGGCGGAAGCTGAAACGTGTGGATTTACCATCATCGTCACTTCCGCCGCCAACGCTGAGGCAACAGGTTGAACAGATCTTGGCCGAGTTCCCAGACCTACGGGCAGAGGTTGAGATCGATTAGATGTCAGCCCCTCTCCCATTCCAGGACTACCAAGCAACCCTGAAGAAGCTCAGGGAGATGCAGCCTGCTCAGCTCGAGAAGCACAAGGACATGGCGTGTGCGCTGCAGGCGAATGCCACCGACTCAATGCTTCACTTCATGGAGTACTGCTGGATAAGGTCATCATCTCCCCTGGTAGTTGGAAGGCATACTAGGGAGATCTGCAGCATCCTGGACCAGGCGCTCGAGGACTTTAGAAACGGCATCTCAACTTACATCAGCATCGCGGTACCATATCGACATGGTAAGTCGGACGCCTCCAGCCGGTATTTGCCGGCCAAGTTCGTTGGAGAGTTCCCAGACGAACCGGTGATCGTTGGTTCATACGCCGCTTCCCTTTCCCAGAAGTTCTCCAAGGCGACGAAGCGCATCATGAACAGTCCTGCTTACCAGGAGCTTTACAACACCAGGCTTGACCCCAAGACAGACAATGCCCAGGTCAGGGCTATCGAGAACCATTCTGGAGAGATGATATACGTCGGGGCCGATGGTGGAGCAACTGGTAACGGTGCTGCATTGCTGGTGATCGATGACTTCTTCAAGAACCGCAAAGAAGCAGAGTCAGAGACCATCAGGGATGCCCGCTGGGAATCGTTTCAGAACGACTTCTTCAGTCGGCTCGGCCCGGTACATATCGTCATCGTCCTCAACACCCGTTGGCATGTCGACGATATCAGCGGTCGCATCATCAATTGCGGTGATCCAAATCACGAAAGCTATGACCCCGACTTCCCGAAGTTCAAGCAGGTCGTCTTCCCGGCCATGGACGATGATGGAAATTATCTCTTCCCTGAACGCTACTCGGAACACTGGTACCGGACCCAGTTCGCCATGCTCGGTGGCGTCAACAGTTATGCGGCCAACTGCCTGCTCCAGGGCGACCCATCACTACGCGGTGGTGGGATCCTCAAGACTGAACATCTCCACTACAACGCCGAGATGCCTGAAGACCTCCTCTATTCCCGTGGCTGGGACATGGCCAGTACCGAGGATGAGCGTGATTCAGAGGATCCGGACTATACCTTCGGCCTCTGTGTTGCGGTGCGTGTGACGACATTACGCGATCTGGATGGCAGGACCATCATGGGAGACGACGGCGAGCCATGCCGGAAGTATGAGATTTACATCGAGGATGGGCGATATTGCCGCGAAGAGGCGACGAAGCGTGACAAGATGATCAGATCAGCGGCGCTTGAGGACGGTGCAGCGGTCTGGCAGGGGACTGAGTCAGTTGCAGGCTACAAGGACGCATATGTAACCCTGCGTGATGTGCTCCATGGTGTGAGAGTCGTAAGAAAGATTACGGTGAAGGGCGATAAAGTTACCAGGGCCTCGCGTGTTCTTGAAGCAGCACTTGAGGCCGGCAACGTCTACATCTCCGGAAGCCAAACCGACAAATGGGTTGTGCTGCTGGTCAAGCATCTCAGAGAATTCCCGAAGGGCAGGCATGATGACGGTGTCGACGCATTGGTCAACGCTGTCGAGCTTGCAATCACACGATGGAAAGAAGGCGGCGCCCTCCAGGTCGATGACTGGGCCGAATGTGCCGTATAAACGCGAGGTCAGCATGGCTCAAAGTATAGTAGAAGATCCAAAGAAACAGGCTGGCGATCTCAAAGACCAGCTGCACTTGCTGCCAACTGTTGCATTGCGCCAGACAGCCCACGTTTTAAAGCTCGGAGCAGACAAGTATGGAGTATACAACTGGAGAGAGTCTGAAGGTGTGAAGGCCTCTACGTACTCGGCGGCAATCCTGCGACACCTGACCCAATTCATGGACGGCGAAGACGTTGACGAGGAAAGCGGCAAATCTCACCTGGCTCACATAATGGCGACTTGTTCGATTCTCCTGGATGCCGAACGAGTTGGGCGACTGATTGACGACCGGCCGAAGGTCGTTTAACTCAAATCAACGAATTGAAATCAAGGAGCGAATATTTTGATTGACTTCATCTCATGCTTCATCTACGAGCTGTACTGGGCTGCAGCCGTGTTCGTGATTCTCTTCCTCATCAGGGGGTGGAACAAGTGAGCTGCAAAATGACCAAGGAAGAGCTAAACGCGCTTGATGACAGGATAAACAGGACAGGGATTAAGCTGCATTGGTTAATCGTAGCGTGGCCTGCACCTCGTAAGATCACTGTCGACGTTGATGATATGCCTTTGCCATATCGGCGTCGGATATCGAGGAATACGAGATGAATAAATCCATCATCGCTCCGCTGAAGCGCGTCATGAACATGAAGACCGGCGAAACCCGGCTATGGTTCGACCAGGAACGGAGTATAGCGCCAGACGGAACCTACCGGATGATGGGAGGGCTCTTCTTCCCCCAGTCGGTCACATCTCCTGAAGGCCATACCAGGATCGTCGGCTACGCCATGATGACTGGGAAGCACGTCAAGACTGGGAATGTCTACGTCTTCAGCGAGCGCGAATGGTTCACGGCTGACCACATCCTGTCTGAGTATGACGGTGGAATCGATCATGAGGGTCTTGTGACCTGGCTGAATGAGATGTGGATGAGCTATTACGCCGCGAATTACGCAGTCCGCCAGTATGACGACATCCAGTTCAGTTTCCTCCACGACTTCAATCGCTGCAGGATGATTGAGCCGAAGCCGAAGATGATTGATGCGGAGTGGGATCATCCCGATCAGCCAATGTCGTTGATCTACCGGCTGAAACAGTTGGGGCTGATCCACTTCAGCAGGATAGGAGATCTCCACAAGCAGATTGCCGAGTACCAGGCGAATGAGGACCGGGAGAACTACATCTATCCGGCAGTCCACTGTCTCCGCTGCATAGCTATGGTGCTGGACCGGTTTTACACAAGATAACCTTGACATCTTTTGCGCCCCTGTGTACACTCAATGCATAGAACAAATGCAAATCACGTACACGGAGAACTCCGATGGCGAACCAAAACACACACGTCTCCACGAACAGTACCCGACCACTTTCACCCCTCGCTGAGTACCTGACAAACGTGCTCTACATGAGGTGGAGAAGTGACCGGGCAGATCTTGAAACGAAATGGACGAGCAATGATTGTACGATTCGGAAGATCCGCCAGGAGGATTGGAAAGAGGGTGAGGGAGAGGATTGGCGGGCTGACAACAGCATCGGGTTGGTGAAGGGGAAGCTGCTGGCCGGCGTAGCGTTGGTTCTGGATTTCATCCTTGAAGGCGGAATGCTCGGCTTCGGTATGAAAGTCAACGAACTCGGCAAGCGGATCACTCCTGAAGAGATTGAGCAGCACTCAGATCAGATCGCTGCTGCGGAACAGGCCATACGCACCGAGTTCGAAGCTGGCCGGATCGACAAGGAGACGAAGAAAGCCGTCTTCAGCTGCGGCAAGTATGGATCATGCTGGGGTCATTACTACACCGACAAGTTCCGCCAGGAGATTTACGAGAAGGTCGAACGTGAATTCGCTGTTCAGGATCCCGGTCAGGAGCGTTATGTCCATTCCGTCATTGAGCGCGACATGCCGTTTGCCGAGTGGGTGCCGAACTGGGAGATGTACTGGGACCAGACAGAAGACGAAGTGGATGACATGGAGGGGCTTTGCCGGGAACAGAACATCGCGCCATACACCCTCCGCAAGTTCGCCAGAAACGGTGAAGGCTGGATCCCAGAAGAGATTGAATTTGTCATCGAAGAGAACAAGGGCTCTGAACTCCAGTCGCGCGGCCAAGGACAGGAAGAGAACATCGCACCCGGGCGCCGGGACTTCCACTACAATTCCAAGACAATCAAGTACCGCGAGTTCTGGACCAGGGTACCGAAGAGCGTGGTCGAAGATTACCAGAAGGATATGAAGACACGCGTTGATGATGGTGTTCATCGCGGCATTTCGAACACTACCGAGATCTTCGACGGCATGGATGATAACTCCGGCCACGAACTCTGCGTCTTTGCTGTTACAGCCAATGATGTGATTGTCCGCTTCCAGATCCTCCCTGAGTATGAGCGGAAGCCGTTCTATTATGTCCCATGGGAAGATACTCTCGACGGCATCCAAGGACTCGGTGTGGCCGACAACGGCTATCAGCTCGGCGAGATCTACAATGGGCTTTTCAACGCCTACCAGGACAACAAGAAGCTTGTCTGTGATGTCCAGGGCTTCTATAACGAGCTCTACTTCGGCAACGACGAGAGTATGACCATTGAGCCAGGCAAGTTCAGACCGGCGAAGAACATGACCAAGGAAGCAGTTGCGAACGCAGTGCATCAGCTCGTCTTCACGGATGTCGGTGAGAATCTTCTGAACATGATCGGGCTTGTCTCCCAGATGGCGGATGAGGAGATGCACATCCCAAAGGTTGCCCAGGGCGCC